AAAAGCTCACTCATTCTCGCCGCTGTCCCCATTTCCCCAACGCAACACAGAACCGGCCACGCAGCACTACACCGCGCACCAACCGCATGCGCATTACAGTACATTGTGCAATATATACAAATACAAAGTGGCGCTACACATTCGTGCAGCGCCATAGAATTAACTTGCTACATAGTATATAGCACTCGATGATGTTATACCAGTGTGGGGCGATAGCTTAGTCAGTTTTTCAATGGGCTTTAGATTAATATGGCTATACTCGAATATAGGGGTATCATTAAGTGCGCCATACACTTTCATAAATCCGTCTACTTCAAATGTAATATATCCTGAGACGGCTGTACCCTCGGGATATTTGCTCTGTAGCATAAGCCTATATGCGTATTCAGAGCCATTTGGAAGCCCCATATATATGTTCAAATTAAACAGAGTCGGCACTATATAGTTTTTATAGTATATCGTCAGCTTTTTAGTGCCGTCTGGCAAATTGACTATGTTGTCGTCGTTTAATTTAACAGGGGTAGGTGTTACCTGCTCACCTACATTGCTAATTGTAAATGTATATGCATTACCCTCCTTATTTGGTCTACTATCAATAGGAGAGCTTTGCACAAGTACCTGTGCGCCAGTATCGGGCATTATTGCACTAAATTCAAATACTGTCTTATTATCGGTTGTTGATTTAGTATTGAATTCGCCTGTTAAATCGAAACTTGTTCCGTCAGCATTATTCACATATATGCTTGCATATGCGTGGTTCGCATCCCACAAGTTGCGCATACTTAGGCTAGACAATGTAGTTGTCTTGGTACTATGGTCGCCATCATTAGACCAAAATATTCCGTTGGCATCACGATATACCGATATAGACTCTGCATATCCCATTAGCACATTATTAGTCGGGATATAAAAGCTGATAACTCCCGTGCCGCTTGCAGTGGCATGGAAATTGCAATACACAAAACTGTGTACGGCAAAACCGCTGCCTGAACCGCTTATTTCTACCGTGCCGTCATCTTGGTCTGCGTCATGATAAGAGTTATTAATCTGCACTCTCCAATACAAAGGCTTCTCGGGCGTTCCTAGATAGTCTTGGTCTTTTATCAAGAATGCGCCAGCAGAAGTTTGAGCGCCATGATTATAATACCATGCGTGTATCTTTTTAAGAATTTCGCTATCTGTCACTGAATATGTCAGTCCATTTTTGGAGTTAGCAAGGTTTGCGCTAGTTAGCGGTATTTCAGCAATAACTGCGCCACCTGCGTTACTATCTACATATTCTTTATTAGCGGCATCCGTGGGATTAAATGGCGCTGCAAGATTTGTGATTTGGTTATTTCCCATTGATAGAGTTCCACGCGCCGGGATACTCCCGTCAGAGCGTAAATAGTTCTTCTCGTACCATGTTGTCGAGTCTACCTTTACGCTATTATCGCTTGATATAGTAACGGTATTTACATAGTAATACAACGGATATCTGGTATTCACATTAAGCGCTTCGCTACTTGCAACCCCTAGTATTGCGGCAAAGACTGCTGTTGTTCCAGTGCCACCCACATAAGTGAGATACGCAGGGTTATTTAGGTTGCAAACTAGTACGACGGTATTTCCGATATTGACATTCTCTTTTATATAGTTGAAAGGTTTTTCGCTTTTCCAAACGCCTTGCGAGTCCTGATATATATTGACGAATAGTACAAATCCGTTCCCGTAGGGGTTTTTATTAGCGGCCTCGTCAACGTATTTCTTAGTTGCTACATCGCTATCGTCTGTTGGCTCAGCAACCATTTTAATTTGGTTCTTATTATCACCAGTCGAAAAACCCATATAGAGCGGCTTAAATGAAAAGTTCGCTTTTTCTGCTAGTGACATATTCAAATCATTAGGCTGCCCCATTACTATATTTGCATCGGTTAATCCTATCTCAAAGAAACGGCGGTTAACGCTATAATCTTTGCTCATTTCAGCGGATGTGAGGGTAACTTTACGACTGAATATATCAGCGCTTGTAATTTGCTTTATGTCAAGTTTATCTCCGCGCAGAATTTCATTTAGCTGTAGTACAAAATCTCCCACAACTTCTTTAAACGCATTACTCTTTACATACACATCAAGGAACAAGTCAACTTCTTTTTCAATAAGCGCTGTGCCGCCCGTGCTTGAAAGATACTCGTTGGTTGCCTCTTTAGCAGCAGCCTGTATTTCAGCGCTTTGGTTTTCCAACGCCGAAACAAGCACCTGCTGGAAACTAGGCGTTTTAGAATATTCCTCTATAAACTCGCCAACGCTCTGCTCTACAGCGGCCTGTCCCTCGGCAGATTTAAGCCACGCCTCAATGGTTTCCTGAACCGGCTTAGTGAAGTTATTTGTTGCTTCAATGACTTCATTCAGTTTTGCGATAACTTTGTCCAGCAATTCAACATACGACAAGCTTTCATCGTATACCAGTGGCATAATGCTCCATGTTATCCATTTAAGTTTTTCAATCATGCAAATTTCTCCTTTACCAAAGATTAAAGAACATATCCGAAATGTCGTTAATAATTCGCATATCTACGTTCATTATAGCTTTTCGGTAGTCAATAACCATTTCACTAAAGTTTTTGCTTCCCTGCTTACCTTTGACAGTTTCAACGTAATGGTCGTTACCCTTACCGCTGCTTGCTGTGTTCCCGTTATTCTCTCCTGCGCTCTCATTCTCACTTATCTGAGCTGATGACATGTACCTATCACTCTCAAGCCCATCTAAGCCACCCTGTGGAGTGTCCGAGAATTTCTGCGTACTCTTATCGTTCTGTTTGCTCTTGTTATTCGCACTACTCGAAATTTCGCTAGCATTCTCGCCGGTATGCTCTCGTTTAATATCCACATCATTAAACATGTCGTACTGAACATCAATGGTTTTATACAGCTCTTTATACTCAGAGAAGTGTTCCCACATGAAACGGTTCATATTTGTTTTCCAAAGATAATACGTTTCAAATGCAATTTCTCTAGTGTAATAGTGGTACAGTATTTTAGTCAGCACATCGGCATGTCCTATATCAGCATACATGTTGACAATAGACTCGTCGAAAATTTCCTGCATAGCAGCGGCGCAATAATCCTGCGGAGTAATTTTCTTGCCACTGGTAAAATATCCGTTTTCAGGTAGTTTGGATTTACTTTCGCAGATATATCTAACCTCAGTGGTATATTTACTCATTCTCATCCACCTCATCTTCAAGCTCATCAACAGCTAGCGTAAAATCCTCTCTAAAATCAACCTCAATATTCAGTCCAAACATTCGGTTTATTTCCTCTGCCGCCTGACGTCTAGCTTCAAGCCTAGAATATCTTGACGCAATTGTGCCACCTAAGTTACGCTGTACTTCATCCTGCAATAGCCGCTCTTTTTTCTGATAGCTGACGTTAGATATACCGAGATATGTTAGAGCCTCATTCCATATTTGCGTTTTAAGCTCATATAGCTTATCACACACATATGGTGCTCCAGTAGTAAGTACATCTATTGGCCTTGCGGAAAGCCCTTTGTCACCATAAATTACCGGCTCATTACCAGTATACTGTTTATATAGATTTTTAAGCGTAAGCCTTTGGCTTTCATCGCATCTAATGAGTATGGGTGTTTTCTGAGCTTTTGCGTTAACGTCAATAGTTCTGTCTAAATCCCAAAGTCTCTTTGAAAAATTACTGACTTCAAGCACGCTATTTGTATGCATTAGGTTATTCCAGATGATGACGCTATTATCTTGCGTTAGTGGCATGTTATATCCATTGCTAGCATAAGCGCGCCTATCTGTTGGAATATTATAAAGATTTAGTCTCCCACCAATTGTAGTACGCAATGCAAGATAACCAATCTCTTTATCCTCAAAGAATACAGCCATGCCGTCCCCAAATAGGGCAAGCTCAAGGAAACGGGGGTCGATAGTCTCAGGTAAGTTCTTCCATTCAAACATAGATATAGCAAGTTCGACAAGGCGGTTATAATACTGCATAAACGTAGCGTTATTAAAACTTGCGCTCTGCCAGAACTCGCGTCCTTTAACTACACTCATTATATCCCTCCTATCGTGGTGAATTATCGAGGTTGTAGTTACCAACCTCACTGGGGTTCTTCCAGAACGTAATACCATTATTGTAGATATTGCATATTGCTGCAACATCATCCTGTGGAAGCCCCTTATTCCCTGTCGGGTTAAGTTGGCAGTTCACAGTTTTAAGGTATGTGAAATGCGGTCGTGCATCGCGGTTAGGGCGTGCAACTGCGTTTACCTTGTACCCGAACATAGTAAAGTAAGCATCAATCATCTGTGCATATTCGCCTTTAATCATCCGGTTAGTGTAAGTGAAACGCTTCTGTCTAAGTGACGTGCTTGCGCCGTTACCAGACAGCGTCCCATTAGTACCCTCTGGGAGCAAATGTGCAGCAGCGTTTTGCTTCATCTGTTCAAGTACAAACCCTGCAGTATCAGCGACCATGCCAGCGATAGCTGCAAGTCCCTGCCCCTTTGCAGCGCTTGCAACAGCACGACGCTGAGCCACCATAGTCTGAGCCAAAGCAGCTGTACTACCCGTTGCACCCTCAGCCGCACTTGCCGTAGCATTCGCAAGGCTCATATTAGCCTGAGCTTCAATAGCACTTTGCCCTACCTTTACGGCACTTCCAACCTGTCCGAGCAAGAAGCCACCTATTTCATACGGAAGTACGGTCTTTTTCTGAGCAAGCCATGCACGATAGCTGTCAACAGAGAATGCGCACATCGGGAAGTCAGTCATGTAAAGTGCTTCTTCAAAGTTGCACCTTGTTCTGTACGTTGTAGCATCATTAGGGTTGTTCTGATACGTTGCGCGATAATTAGCATCAAACCCATAGTCAATTGGTGCAGTTACAGCGCACACAGACGCACTAAACATAGCAATCTCAGAGAACGCAACATTATTACCAGACGCTACGAAATTCTCCCATTTATACAGCTTTCTATCACCGTCACCATTGCTAACCATTAGCGAACAGTATGGATAGTTGTACAGCTTCTTATTCTTTGGGGTATAGCTACCAGCTCTATTAGCGTATGAGAACGCCGCACCATAAGGTCGGGAAAGTATCATCTCTCGCGTGTTTGGCAAGCTCTGTTTTTCATTATCCTTTTTCTCAGCTACCATCCACTGTGGGCACATGAAAATACTGAGCACGGAACTTGCACGGTTGCCGTTAACGATTTTATCAAGGAACTGCCCGAGCCTAAACACGTCGGGGACGCTCTGTGCATCGAAAGACTGAACACCAAAGCCAGAGTATATACCAGCATAAAAACCGCCGTCTGCGACTGCAAAGTTATCGTTGTTGATAACTTCATCAGGGTCGAACGCCGACACAACATTTATGTTATATAAGTTCCACCCCGAGCCGAACGTATACCTTCCGTTAAGCACATCACCAATTTCAAGCCCCTCATCAACAAGGTTTTCGCCATACTCATCTGTAACGGTGTGGCAACGTTCTATGAAACACATCGGGAGCGTGTAGTCAAAATGCCATGTCTGCATGGGGTCGAGTAAGAACGATAACCTACTCACATTATTGCTCACATACTCAATATTCATGATGAACGCATAAAACCACTTAGAGCCGAACGATGTATTTTGGAACATGATGTAATTGCAATCATAGAGGTTATCCGCCGAGATATCCACCAAGATAATCCCCCTCGTGTAGCGTGTATAGCTCATATCGTTAAGCTTATACTTACTCTGTCCGGCAAAGTAATTCGCCTGAGCACTCAGGCTGTCGAATAGAATAGTGTGCTCAAATGTAGGTTCAAGGGGCACACCTTTAAGTATATTAAGTTTTCCATCAGGTTGTACATACATATACCCACCACCTTTTCAGGTGTGGGGAGCAAAAGCTCCCCACTATATTAACCAATGGTAACTTCGCACTCGGCATACTTAGTGCTATCAAAAGTGGAAGTTGCCCGGATTTTAACTTTACCGCCAGTAGTAGCCGAATTAAGCACAGTAACAATACCGGCAGCATCAACCGTGACGGTATTACTTGCGGATGTCCAATTGACCGATTTAGGCGCAAAGTTAGTAGTGGCAACATTCGCCGTAATCTGCATAGAGTGTCCCTTGGCAATAGTGGCAGTAGTCGGGTTGACCGTAACTCCCGTAACTGTCGGTGTTCCGGGAATGAACAGAGCGTTGTTAGCGAACGGGGAAACGGAGAATGTTTTCCAAACGTGATAGAAGTAGTTCCAATACAGACCCTGCCCGTTGTACTGTTCTGTAAACTGCATCAGGTTATCGAAAATCATAAACCAATCTTCGTCAACGAGTACAGCAGGTATCGCATTAAGTGCAGCAAGATTTGCGGCGTTTATTTCCTCGTAGGTATCATCACCATAAAACAGCTCATTAAGTCTTGCGTTATCAAGTTTACCAAAGCCGTCAATCATAACGACGTGTCCCATAAACTCTGCCTTGTTCATATTGAAAGATGCTGCAAGTACTTCAACGTCCATGGTCGCGGCAAACTGCGCATCAACAAGAATATACTGTTCCTCTTTCTTGCTTGCCTTATACACACTTGCGAGATTGTACTCAGACGAGAGGAAAGTCATCTGGTTTGAAATGCCGTTAATAACAGAAATAATGGACTTCATATTACCTGCATTAACGGTCGGGATAGTTACAGGATACATCTGACCATTAAGTATGCGCTTTGCAAGCATATATTTCATGGTGATGAATTCGTCATAATTTGCTGCCGTGTACATGCTGTCAACAATTGCAGCAATAAGGTCAGTGACACCCTGATATGAAAGAAACGCCTGTCTGAGCTGCTCCTGAGATACCGTTGCTTTGTAAAACTTCTGGTAGTTCAGAACGTGATATGCCGTGCGAACGTCAGGTATTTCGCGCTTGAAAACTTCCTTTTCGGCAATGTCGGGGTCAAAGGTAAACGGCTTTGCAAGGTTTGCAAAAATTTCTTCTATGGTTTCACCAAACTCAAGGAAGCCTTTTTTGAACATTGCCCACGGGTTTTGATACGTCCGAGAGGTAAGAATAACCCTACCGATACGGTTAACGAGTGCAGACAGGAATTCGTTCTGGAGTCCTGCATAAGACATGATAACCGAGCCAATTTCGCGGATGCTCTCGGGGTCGTTAGTTGCTACAGGTACATAGTTCTGATAGTTAATGCTAGCATTATTGCGAATAGCATTCAGTATATCCTGAGTGTTATTCACGAGTGTTGCAATATGAGGTTTAGTAGGCATAATTTTTTCTCCTTTACTTAAATAAATCTTCATAGGTTATTTCTTCTGCTCCGGGCTTATCAGGCTCAGGGTCAGCCGGGGGAGTCCCACCACCCGAGAAAAACCTATCTCTGTACTCTTTTCTCAGCGCTTCATGCGCTGCATGCTCTTCCTTATATTTTTCTTCCCAATCTGACGGTTGAGCAAGGCCGTCATAGGTGTCTGTCATATCGGCAATGAACGACAATGCATCATCGTCTGTCGCTTCACCAACAATTGCTTTTATGCGTTCCATAAAAGCGTCACGTTCAAGTTTTGGCATATAGTCTCCTATCTGTTATAGTCAATTAGCATCCATAATGACATTCTTGCTGTATCAGGTTGGCCGGGTTCAGGCGGTATTGGGTCAGGGTCAGGGTCGGGGTCAGGCGGTACAGGAATACCGGGGTCAGGTGGGTTAACTGGTGTTGCGCCTGAATACTTATTATATAAATTTATACCAAAATAAATGCGGTCTGCAACGATTTGATTTGTCCATGCTACGTTTCCACCAACCTCATAATTGAGGCCGTAAATATACATAGCACGTCTAACGTCATTAACACGCTTTAATGCGGCGTAAGTGCCAGAATACCACGTTTTCATTTCATGGACGAGCCATTTAATTTGGAAATGAGCGTCGCCTATTGAATACCTGTCTCCTGCTCTATAGCGCGTTTTCCAGTATTCATACATTCTGTATTTTCGAGAGCCTATTCCGCTTTCTGTCCATTGCGCTAAGCCGTAACCGCCTCCATAACGTCGCCCGTTTACAACCCAGTATTGCGCGTATAGTTTATCATTAATCCATACTCCGTTATAATCTCCTGAAAACTGCCCTGTTTCATTGAGTCCTAAACGGTCAAAACGTCGCGTTATAGTTGCCGATGCTTTTAACCCTGCGGATTTAGTGTCGTTTTCTGCGGTATATGGAACAAGATAAGACTCCCCATTCATCCATCCCATCATTCCGGCAACAGCAAACGCATTATGAAACTCATTAAAAAGCAGCTTCCATATCAACGCCTCATAGGGCGAATATATGTAACTAGCCATTAAATCAAACCTAAGCGTCCTAGTATGGTAATTAGCTGCTCTCTAGTTACAGGGTCATTCCATCCGTATTCGCCATTGGCATAACCCTTGATAATTCCTTTTTTTACAGCAAGGGTTTTGTATTTTTCCATTTCAGGGTTAAGGGGTTTAGTCTTTGGTTTATACTCAATAGCCAATGCTTTACACACTCCTTTTGCTATGGCTTCGCCTATTTTAGTGGTGTTCTCGATAATCCATTTAGCAAGCTTAGCATTGTCATGAAATTCTACTTCAATATATATGCACTTAGCTCTGCTTGCGTTAATTTCATAGAGTCCGCTGTGTGCGCGTACCCCATACGGTGAGGTTTTTCCTTTTAAGGTTTGCAGCTCGTCAAGGATTACATGCGGCATTGTAGAATTTACGTTTGCCTTAGCTGTGAATATAACGCATCCCTCAGCTTTTGGCTTGCTGTTATCACCGCCTATTGCATTAGTGTGAATGCATATGTGATAATCAGCTCCCCATGCGTTTGACTCCTTAATATTATCGTCAGTGTGCTGAGTTTTAGGAGCGCGCTTAACATCCACCCCTGAACGTTTAAGTGCTTCCTCACATGCTATTCCTATTTTTTCGCACTGGTCTGCTTCTGTAGTATTGCCATAGGCATATTTGTTATAAGTCTGCCCCGACGGAGATAAATAGACTTTCATTTAATCACCCAGCTTTTTACTGATATTATCGAGCACTTCGGTATTTCGCTCAATAACTCGCGTATTATTCATGAGCGAGGTATTCACTTCAACTAGCGCTTTAGTCGTGTCCATTTTAACGTTGTCCAGTTCGTTTTCAATTTCTGTAAGCTGATTGACGTACTGTTCATCTTTCTTGTTGATATACCACAAAAGAACAAGGCACATTGCAATCGGAAAACCCACGCTTGAAATAATTGAAACTATTGCGTCCATAATTTTGCCTCCTAACTATTGATACCTACGCGGCTCAAAACAACAAGACCCGTTTCTATATCATCCAAATCTGCAATTTCCCTAACCTTTTTGTAAGTTGTGCTTGACGTAGCTGCTGTACCTACAACAATAGTTGCACCAATTTTGGCTTTTACAAACACTGAAACAGCAGAACTTTGTGTCTCCCTCTGCTCCAAAGCAACAAATATTTCGCTCGGGTAAAACTCATTCCAGCTGTCTGGGTTCGGATAAACTATCAATTACATCACTCCTCATAATAATGTTCTAAGGTGTAAAGACTCTGTTGCATTTCTGATATCATCCAATTGAGTTGCGTAATGCGCTTATAAAGCCGCTGCTTATCACCTGTAGTTAGTTCAAAATCATTGAGTTGTGGCGTGAGTTCAGCGACGCGCCTTTTATGAGACGCAATATCAACTCTCAAGGACTCACAAATTTGCTCTAAAGTCATGCTTTTCACCTCTATTTAATTATAGCAAAAGGCTTGACATTTGTCAATAGGTATGCTATAATTAATAATAGAAAGTTGAAATAATTAGTTACAAAGGGGTGACAAATCCGCCACTATGCCAGAATTTTATGACGGTACTAAGCTGCTATCCTTGAAAGACCTTGACGGCTGTACGCCTGAAATATTTATGTGTACGTCTAATAGGTCTGCCGGTAAAACCACATGGTTCAATAGGCTTGCAGTCAATAGATATAAGCGCAAACAAATACGCAAATTCTGCCTAATTTATCGCTTTAACTATGAGCTTTCAGAATGTCATGATAAATTCTTTAAAGATATCAAGGGATTGTTTTTCCCCGATGATGTTATGACCTCTAAGCCTAGAGCTAAAGGTGTGTACACAGAGCTGTTTCTCAACGAGGAAAGTTGCGGATATGCTGTTGCCCTTAATCAGGCAGACCAAATAAAGAAATATTCGCATCTGCTATCAGACGTGGATATGTTCCTTTTTGATGAGTTCCAAAGCGAAACAAACCATTATTGCGCTAATGAAGTTCAGAAATTCATTTCTATTCATGACAGTATTGCGCGAGGACAAGGCTCACACTCTCGATATGTCCCTGTTTACATGATAGGCAACCCCGTTACGTTACTTAATCCATACTATATTGAGTTCAATATTTGCTCAAGACTTGATGCCAAGACCAAGTTCGTGCGCGGAAATGGATTTGTGCTTGAGCAGGGATTTGTTGAAAGCGCGGCACAGGCTCAAAATAATAGCCGTTTTCATGCAGCATTTGCTGATAATAAATATGCCGCATATTCAAGCCAAGGTCTTTATCTTAATGATAACAAGGCTTTTGTTGATAAGCCTATCGGTAATAGTAGATACCTAGGTACATTGCGCTATATGGGAGTAGACTATGCTATCCGTGAATATGCGGAAATGGGAATTATATATTGCGACGATAAAGCCGATGCAACATTCCCGTACAAAATAACCGTTACTACTGACGACCATCAGGTAAACTATGTAATGCTTAAAAAGAATGACTTGTTTATTAGCAATATGAGGTTCTATTTTGAAAAAGGTTGTTTTAGGTTTAAAGACCTTAGATGCAAGGACGCTATTTTAAAAGCCCTGTCTTATTAAATAGGTGTCTGCACGAATGTAATACACTGAACGGATAGGGAAGCACGGGTGAAAGAAACCGCCTATTACGTTACTCGCTATTGCTAAGCGCTTTGTCATTAGTTCGTGTTATAGATACAAAATACCCGGTACTTATGTACCGGGTATTGTTTTATCTATCCGCTTTTATTTGATGCATGATTTGTGCTTTTAGTTCTTTTGGGTACTCTTTGTCATAGGGGAGTTCATTTACATGTACAATTGAAATATGCGTAGATAGTTTACAGTCAGAGAGTGGGCAAGTAAAGCAGTCATTAGAAAATTTACAATGCATTAATATAATCCTTTACCGTTGAAGATATCGAATAACGCCTCGGGATTATCCTTTAACGTTTTAAGATATGAAATGGCGTACATATGAGCGTAATAGCACTCTCGGTCAAAATCGCAAATTTCATGCGGTGATAATATCTTATCTCCATGAGGGTTTAATAGTCGACGATTTTCCATCTCCAATTGGCTGATTACAAGTTGGAGATGCCGCTTGGTATATGGGAATGCCCCCGAATGTAAAGCCGACGTACTCATCTTTGTACACCGTCACCATTCCGCTTGCGCCGATTAAGTTGTTTATGTTCTCTGACTGAGAAATTATCAACATAATATTCACACTCCTTATCTCTAAAGACTGTATTTGTGTTCTTGCAAACTCCTGTGCGTGAGCCGTAGCACTCAAAACATTTCGTCATCATCTAAAATCCTCCCTAACTTGTAGGCGACTGCCCTTAAATTGCAATCCACATCGGCTATTTTTGAAATTACTTCGCATATATCATCGTAATCATTTAACGCTGCTTTTAATAACCCCATGCACTCAATAATTTTCTTAACTTTTGTTTCGTATAACTTGTTTTCTTTCATGAGACGAGCAATTGCTTTCTGATAGGCTGCGCATGCGCCGTCGTAGTACTTGCGAGATACAAAATACTTGTTTATATACTTCATGCTATTCTCCTTTAATATAATATTCTACCCAAACGTTTCCGTGACCTGCGTTTGACGCAAGTATAAAGCCAGTTCCAAATCGCCCTGAATATTCACGAATTAAACAATATCCCTCGCGCACATATCCGCTGCGCTTTGCCCTGTGATGAAAAAAATAGGCTATATCAAAACCGGAAACGGCGCTGCATGGTATTAATATATCAGTGCGGTAATCATAGCAGATTGATTTAGCCATTATACCCTCTCAGTCTGTCAAGCAAGCGGAGTATACCTTTTTTATCGCTGCCAACTATCTTTCCTGTGGTAGCATAATAGCGCACCAATTCGCCGTCTCTGTCGTAGCAATGAATAAGTCCCTGCACATCATTCACGCATCGAGCTTCAAATCCATTTTCTTCAAGGCGCTTTAGAGCATATTTTACCCGTTCATTTTGTGGTTGCTCGACATATCGGTTGTTCCATATCTCTACAGCGATATCCTCAGTAAAACATAAAGGCGTCATAATATTGCACCTATCGCCTATGCATTTTACTCTAAAAAATAGCGTGTTACTCTCCCTTGAAAGCTGCGCTGCACTACCGCAACACGGGCATTTTTTAATTTCCATATGTCTACCTCATTTCATATGTTGTCTCAGTTAACAAAACTCCACCCGGTATCTGTCGGGGGGTTAGCTTCCCTGGTATTTTCAAACCTATGTCAAAATCGGTTAATGTTAATTTGTTCTGTAAAAATTGTTGCTGTTCTTCGGGTAACTCGTTATACTTTGGGTATGTTTCAGGCGCTTTGCCAGAGATTGCATGTAGGAAAAGCTCTTTGCATGTTTCACTCATCCCTGCGCAACGTACATCGTAATGCGGTTCACAGGGTTCTCCGTCAGATTTCACGACATGCTCAATGTATGTTTTCTGCCGTGTGAAGTACGCTATATCCCATTCGCTTTCAAGTTTCCAGCAGCAAAAATCAGTGGGATGTACTGTTATGCCCTCTATTTCGTCGGGAGATAGGTCGCAATGAATGCTATCAGTATCTGCATAGATAAATCCGGGCTTATCTATGCCATGATAGTTAGCTTGCGCTGCCCGTATAGTGAAGTTACGAGCATATGAGGTTATAGCTGCACCTATCGGGATGTACCCTGCATGCTTGTCATGCCGGGGGACTACAAGGAACTTGAGAACTCCGTTCTCGTCTATTCGCGCAACCTTAAAGCTGCTGTTTGTGCTCGTTGCCATTTTCCCATAGAGGTTGTTTAAGAATAACTTAGCAAGTTGTCGCTTTGCGCCTTTACTCGTCTGTTTTTGTTTCTTGTACTTTTCCATGTAGTCATCAAAGAAACCGGCTGCTGCCCTGAAATAACACCCATCAAGAATTTCGCAATCAAAGAGATAATAATGTTCTTGCATTAGTTTCCAGTCGGTCATTGTGAGCGTAAGCTCTACGCTTGTATCATGCGTTATTCCGTCTGCATCGGTGTAGAAACGTGTTTCTCTACCCTCTGCGTCAGTTAGGCTACTGCTCTCAAGACATTCATTGCCACGGTAACGAAATGTGTTCTTGATTTGTATAAACGGCAAATATCCGGGTTTAATACGAAAACGTGTTTTAATTCGAATGAAATAGTAGTGTCTACCGTCGCTAGCGTCTTTTGGGATATAGTTACCTTTCCAGAAATGTGGTTGACCGTATGGGTATATGTTGCCGCTTTCGCTGCTCATCATAGACGGGTAAAGTGAATTTACGTCTGCTGTTGTACCATTGTAGTATGTTTTATGCGCCTTGTTCTTTACAACGTAGCACCAGCCGCCTTTGTAAGCTCTGCGGATGTAAGCATCTGCTGTCGGGTATTTGAAACGTTCGGTTAATTCAAGAGCGCTAAGGTCAGGAAAGAAACGCCGATACTCGAAACGGTCAAACCCATGTTTAAATTCATTGAGGCAACAAGCTCCTATGGTTAGCTTATCGTGCCCCTCTGCAATCATAATTTCAAGCGCTTCTTTGACTACAAGAACGTCGTTTTTGATATACTCCTGTTCTTCGGGGGTTATTTCGCAATTTGGATAACGTAAGCCCTCATATTCTATATCAAGCTTTTGATGCTTAGTCTTAAAGCTGCGGCCTATTTCCTTGACAGAAAAGGGGAGTAGTTTTAGGCTGTCGCGAAATTCGATTATGTTGTTGTTTACCTTAACAGTTATTGTATACCATTGGCCGAGGTCTGAGATAAGATACTTCACGCTATTGTTTGGCATCTCCTTATTAGATAAAAATTCATAGTCGGTTTGTTCTTCGTTGAGAATGTTATAGGCTTGTTTAAAATGCTTATCTTTTAAGAAAAAGGATAAAAGAAAAGCGCCGTCAAATTTTAAGTTATGGAAATAGACTGTTAGCTTCTGATTTAGAGAAACTAAATAATCCCATGCATCGTATATGTTTCCGTATAGTTGTACATCTTCTATTCCTAATTCAACAAACGCCGCTGCCCATACATCAGTACGCTTTTGCCCTTTATAAACTGTTGTTTCAAAGTCCCCGACTAGTATTTTGCTCATTGGTGTGATAACTGCTCAGACTCTTGTAATGATAACGGGCGTTGCAGAACAATTGATATTAACTCATTGTATGATGACTCTCGATATATAGCTTTGCTGTTATAAACTATTACGTCTATATTAGCTACAACTTCGCCCTCTGCGCGTAATATGTTGCGTTTAAAATCCGCATCGTCTGAGTGAGCAGTAAATAGCGCTAGTGCCCGTTCAGACTCCGGCGTTTGTCCTTGCCTAAGTTTTGATACGGCGTTATTATATGCGTTATCCTCTGCGCTAAAATCCGGGTTATTTTGCTCCCCTGTGTCCGCGACATATTCGCGCGTTGCTTTGCGATATGCTTTGATTTGCTGTTGAGTTAATTTTTGGCCGACTGCAATTCCAGTGAGAGCTAATGCGTGTGCCTGACTGCCTGTTTCCCATGCACTTGCATATACATTAAAATTAGAGTAAAGCGCTTTTCCTCGGACAGCGTGGAGCGCGTTTAACTTAGCCTTTGTAATGCGCGTTGGTGTAGATAAATCTATTGTTGATAAATCTACGGTTAAACCCTCTTTTGCAAGCTTGTTGCTCCATCGGATTATTCGCTTGACTTCTTTGTTCCATGCCTCAACATTTTTCGAACGCTGTGTCTGGCGTTTTGGTTTATTCTTTTTTGCCATGTCCGCCACTTCCTTTACATAAGTAGCACGGAGTATTAATCCGTGCTACTTGAATTAAATTTTAATCGTTCACAATTGAACAGGTAATAAAGGATTTGCCTTTATAATTCTTGCTCTCAAGGCGGTAAACCTTAATGCTATACTCCTCATCTTCGCCGGACATTTCGTTGAAGATTTCAAGGAATGATTTAAAAAAGCTATCGCTGCCAGTTACAAACTTGTTTCCGGCTATGTCTACTACGACATATGTCGAATAGTCTACATCGTCGGCTTTTTCATTATGTACTCCGAGTATTGCGTAATATGCCGGAGTGATAATTATTTCGCCCTCTGCGGTTGCTTCGTCGAGCTTGATTGCGTCCGATGTGTCCTTGACAAACAGGCGCTCACGGGCTTTGAGGTCTTTGCTGCACTCAGTAATTTTTACTTCGTAATTCATTGTTATTTCTCCTTTTCAATTACATGTTGTCGATGTCGAGTGTGGGCTTTACTACGGGATGAGCATACTTGAGAAAATCGGCTTCGGAGATTGCGTAAAGCTGCTCAGAAACTTCGCGGTCTACGACTGCAACGATTTTAGTAGTCTCAGGCACATCTGCTACTTTTGCGATTGCCTTGAGCGTTGCTCCGTCGTCCTTGAATGTGCCGGCCAGCTCAAACGTCAGATTGCTAACTTCAGCTGTCTCAGTGTCTACTACCATTACGGTTGCATGGGTGGTTTTCATGGTGCGCGTGATTGTGTTTCTTGCCATTGTGTTTGACTCCTTTATAATATATTTATTGCGGCTGCCGGATTTGCACCGACGTACACTATTACCGCATATGAAAAAGGGCGCTTAGGGAATGATATACAGAACGGAGGGAACAGGAAGAACCACAAAGCCGCGCCCTTATTAACTTTGTGATTATAGGATATCACATATTAAGCTATTTGTCAACCCCCTTTTTGAAAAAATTCGTGATTAATCACCAGCGTATTTTGACAACTTCAAAATTATCATAGTTACGGTATGCTATGTCTATGAGCCGATAACGTTTAGCAATTATATATTGCTGCCCTTTTTCGTTACGAGATGTAAAATCAATGTATTCATATCTATGTCTATATGTGTCATAATATCCGTCACTACATAAACGAGATACGCTATGCTCACATAACTGCACTGTCTTCATTAATAACTCTCCATTTCGCGGATAATTGCATCTATCCGTTCTCGCTCTATCTGTCTACGGGTTCGATTAATACGCGCTATACTGCGTTGTATATTTTCGTCGTGCCTGCGGTCTGCTGCTTTGATGAGTTGACGTGCATTGTATAAGGTGAGAAGCAAAGCGCCAATAGCCGCCGCCACAATTGATACTATGCCTAATTGTAATGCGAACATGGTTAATCCTCCCTTTTTAAAAGAGCATAAACAGATTAGAGCAACGCCCAATAATGGCGTATAATCTGCCGGTTTCCGGGTCTAGTATAAGACCGCCGTTAATGCCATAAACCCCGGAAGAATAACCCACCTTTGTTAACCTATTAAGCGTGTAAATATAATCTCTCGGCTTATTGGTGTAATCTTCAGCTACACCCAGCCGCACAAGCTGGCGTAATTCCTTCAGCGTGTATTTTCTCATTTGTTGTTCTCCTTTTCGTGTTGGTTTTGGTTTATTTCCTCTTTGTGATTATAGTATAACATAGGCATTGCTATTTGTCAATAGGTTTTAGAAAAAATATTGCACAAATCCTCCACTTTGTATTTGTATATATTGCACAATGTACTGTAATGCGCATGCGGTTGGT